CTGATAATCCGCATACCCTGCAAAATCTTGATGTGGATGTAACTGATTCGATTATTGAAAGCATTCAGCCGCCCGCCTCAACTGATGCGGGCGACCATTGCATAGTTAGTCAAAGCTCTGTTAACAGCATCAAGCGAACGCTACTCATTGATAGCTGGGGTGGCGTAATGCTCAATGCATTAGGTGTTCCGGCAAAGACTGGCACTTATACATTAGAGCACTGCACCCTTGTTTACGACGTTCATTCTGCTGATTACGGTATGTTTGTGCGTAATGAAAACTCTGGCACATTTGACGCCACCTCGACTGTAACAATTCTCAGTAATATTGCTCATGTAAGAAGCAACCCATCTGGCGCTGCTAATATTAGAGTTTATAATCTTGAAACAGCTGGAAATGATCAAATTGAAGCTTTTGATTATAATTGCATGAATGGCGTAGGTACGGTTCTGGCGACTATTTACAGCGGTGTTGCTTCGGCTACCAAGGGATCTCCTGGGTCACAGGCTGGCTGGGGTTTAAATGATAAGCTAAACGTTAATCCCAATTTTGTTGATCAAAACCGAGGAATAGTAAAATGGGCACAGCAATACGGTGCAGTTGATTACGATACAGCCGTAACTTATTTGACCAACGGCATAACCGGATATGATCCTGCAACACATATGCTAAATACGGCATTAATAACAAATAAAACCATTGCTGATTTGTTGACGTATGTAGCGGCAGGGTTCAAAGTTCAAAATATTGCGCTGAAAGATGCTGGTCACGATGGGGTAACAATTGGAGCTTACTCATATCAGGACTCATCAGGATTTAAGGCGCAGATCCATATTGGCATCGGCATTGGGATTGGAATATAATACAAATCACCATCTAAGTTAAATGAGATTAATATGGCCATACCTTCAAGTTTATATCAAGGCGCATTCCCGATTACGGGCGACGACAAAAATAAACTACCATTACCAGCTACTGGCGGGATTAAAGTCACAACCGCTGGCACAATTAAATTCGAATGCGCTAACGGATCTGTGGTTACAATGACATTAGCGGCGGGCGAGAGAGAGCCTGGCTCAATTGTTAAAGTATTTGCCACCACTGACGGTTCAACCGCCATCACGGCAACTGGAATTTTTGGCTATAGTTTATAGATTTGGCGGCCAGCCAATGCAGACGGGCGTTTACCGCAGAGAGTGAAAGCCTCTCATTCAATCCACATTATGATCACAAGCGAGGATCAAATGACTGCAACATTTCAAGTCCAATCAAAATTTGAAGCCGTAGACGCAAAAACAGTTATTCAGCATCGTAGAATTTATACGCCATTCTTTACTAAAAAACTAAAACCAATCACATACTCAAAACTTGAAGGAGAATTCATGCCTAGTAGATCAAGCGGGCGCGGATTCTATGAATTCTCGGGATGGGCAATTGTTAAAGATGGTGGTGAATGCGTTATTAATTTTGGGAAACAGCATAACGAAATTACAATGGGCTTGATTAGTGCGGCATCTTACATGGATGGTAAATGATGGGTAGACCAACAGATTACACATTAGAGAAGGCTGCAGCACTATGCTCACGCATAGCTGATGGTAACTCTCTACGCTCAGTATGTGAGGCTGATGACATGCCTAGTACGCAAACGCATTATGTGTGGATGAGTAAACACCCTGAATACGTTGAACAATATACGCGTGCGAAGGCTGATTCTGCCGATGCTGATGCTGATCGAATAGAGAACATTGCCGAGAAAACACTCAAGGGTGAATATGATCCGGCAGCAGCTAGAGTAGCGATGAATGCTTATATGTGGACTGCTGGCAAGAAGCGTCCTCGCAAATATGGTGATAGATTGGCTGTAGATGTAAGCACCAAAGAACTGTCCGACATGGACGAAGAAGAGTTAGACCGTTTAATACTTGAGCGTCAACGTGCAGCACAGCAATCGGCAGAGGATTGAGTGAGCAAAGCTGAAAAGATCGAGTTAGCTCGCTTGCTTGATGAGAAGATTGCGAGGAACAAGCGCAATAAGCTTAAGCGTCAATTCGAAACGCTGTATCAATGGCAGCTAAAATTCATTGCTGCGACTAAAGAATTTTTTGCATGCTGCTTAATGGCTTCGAACCAGTGCGGAAAGACGCGAACTGGTACGGTGATAGATGCGTATCATATTACTGGTGATTACCCTGATATTTGGCATGGGCACAAGTTTGATTTCCCGCCATTGGTCTGGCTACTTGGCTACTCAGGCGAGAAGACTAGAGATTTATTGCAACAAAAGTTATTCGGCAGACTGCTAGATGGTGTGATGGAGGGCGGATTGGTTCCCGCTGATCGCATCATTGATTACAGGGCAATGGCTGGTACATCTGGTGCGGTTCGTGAGGTAAGAGTAAAACATAGGCTAGGCATTTGCGTTGTTCAGCTGTGGAGTTACTCGCAAGGTCAGCACGCATTAATGGGCGACGTTGTAGACTGGTATCACATCGACGAGGAGCCAAAAGACCATGAGATTTACCCACAGGTATTAACTCGGACAATCAATGGAGATCGCGGCAGAGGCGGGAGGGGAATACTCACATTCACTCCCGAGAACGGCAAGACTGAATTAGTCACAAGATTTATGGATACGCCAGGCGAAAGTGATTATTTGCAGGGCGCAACATGGGCTGAGTGTCCACACATCACGCTGGAAACACAAGCGCGCATACTTTCACAATATCCAGCTTATCAGCGTGACATGAGATCAAAGGGTACACCACTAATGGGATCTGGGTTGATATTCCCAATTGATGAGGAATTAATTAAGTGCGAGCCATTCACTGTGCCAAAGCACTGGTTTGTCATTAATGGCATGGACTTTGGTTGGGATCATCCGCAGGCTCATGTACAATTGGTATGGGATCGTGACGCGGATATATTTTATCTAGTGAACGCATGGAAGGCATCACTAAAACAGCCGTTCGAGGCATGGCATATTGTCAGGCCTTGGGCTGAAGACATACCAACGGCGTGGCCTGCGGACGGACTCCAGCACGAGAAGGGTAGCGCTAAACAACAAATGTCCTATTACGCTGATGAAGGTTGGCTAATGCTTCCGCAGCATGCAACATGGGAAGATGGTGGCGACGGCGTATGGGTTGGTATTGGCCAGCTCAATAATTTAATGGCGACCGGAAGGTTTAAGATATTCTCAAATCTATTTGAGGTATTCGAAGAGATACGGCAGTACCATACCAAAACCAATAAGGATGAAAAAATTGAGATCGTCAAGATTAAAGATGACCTGATATCAGCTATTCGCTACGCCTACATGATGCGCCGTTACGCAATACGTATCATGGACATAAATGCGGTGTATAATGGCAATAATGTGCGCCGAGAAGGGCGTGATACAATTACAGGGTATTGATATGACTAAGAAGAAATCAGTTGTTGTAGGGCTTGATGCAGATAAAGTAATTTTTGATGATGCCGCAGTAGCTCCGTCAAAAGAAGATATCAGAGCTATTGAGCATCAAGGAATTAAAGCGATATTTTTTGAGCAATCTTTCAATATTGACCCTCAATACGCCCGCAAGATGTCATGCAATGGAAACTATAACTAATGTGTCCAACCTGCATAGCAATTAAAGACAAGCCACTAACTTACATCAAGTGTGAGAAATGTGAAGGTTATCGATTGCCAAGTCCTAAAGAAAAATTGCAACTCGACAAGAGAAAGCCAGCATGAGCGATGAAAGCTATAGCGGAATCCTGATTGACAATCTCGAGAAGGGTAACATCGTCGAACAACTCAAAGACAATGCGAAAGAGTTCGTCAAGATCATGGATGAATATAAGATCGCATGCGATTCAATGACCGACTGGAACAAGAAATACACTAGAGCAATTAAGCTGGCAAAGCTACAGCCCACCGCAGGCGATCATGACATAGAGCACAAGAGCTTCCCATTTGATGGGGCAAGCTTGGCAATGATGCCCTATATTCTAGAGGCTATGCTTGACTTCAACTCCCGCGCAGCACCTGAATTGGTTTGGGCTGACAATATCGTCACATTCAAAACTTACGGCAAAGACATAAAGTTACCTGGCGTAAGTCCAGGTGAGCAAAAAATGGTTGATGATTCGATGGCAGAATCAAAAGCAGCAAGAGTTGATCGTGTTTCTGAATATTCAAACTGGCAATTATCAGAAGATATCCCACACTGGCGCGACAACCAAGACAAGTGCTTGATGATGTTGCCTTGCGTTGGTACCGCATACAAAAAAACTTATTGGGACTATGAGCAGAAGCTAATTCGTAGTGAACTGGTATGTGCGGATAAAGTAATATTCAACATGTGCTGCCAGAATTTTGAAGATGCACCGGGAATATTCCAGAATATCAAGGTGAGCCGCAATGATCTTATTGGTTATATTCGCGGCGATCAAGGCTGGGATATTGATGAAAAAGATTTGCTTGAAGATCAGAAAGAATTCGATTTTATTGAGGCCTATGTTTATATCGATCTTGATGAGGATGGATTGGCCGAACCCTATTATGCGGTACTTAAAGAAGACTCTCAGCAAATTGTTTGTTTATATCCTTGCTATGACGATGACACCATTACATTTAACAAAAAAGGCGATGTAGTTAAGGTTGAATCAATTCCTTGTTTTACTCAGTATAGATTCTTACCTGATCCAGAGGGCGGCCCCATGGGGATGGGATGGGGTATTTTGCTTGGACCAATGTTCACGGCAATTAATACAAATATTCGTCAGCTGCTTGATTCTGGAACGCTATCAGTTACGGCAGCAAACTCTGGGCTGATTACTGCTGGTGTTGGTGCTGGGAGGGGTAATCGCCAAGAGACTGGACCAATAGATGTGATGATGGGTCAGTTAACGCCGGTAAGTATGGGCGGTATTAATGGCTCATTACGTGACAATATCGTACAGATGCCATTCGCCGGGCCTTCCCCTGTGTTGTTCCAGCTCATGAGCTATATGATTGACTCTGCCCGATCAATGACAAATGCTAGCGTTAATGTTGAGGCAAACCCGGGTGAGGCCGCAAGCCTATATCTGGCTAGATTGCAGCAAGCTCTGCAGGGTTCGAATGCTATCATCATGCGCGTATATGCCGCAGCCCGCAAAGAATTCCAAAAGATTCACTATTTAAACTACAAATACCACGACAGCGCAAAATACAATCGTGTCCTTGATGAGCAAAAAGAATATGTAATGGAAGACGATTTTGACCCTGAAGATTGCGATGTTGCCATCGCAGGCAATCCAACACAGGGATCTACTATTGAGCGTGTTGCGAGAGCAGAGGCGAATCTACAAATGGCTACTGGTCAAGCTGCAGCAGGCATTCAGGTAATGAATGTGCGCGAAGCTACACTTGACCTGCTTAAAGCTACTCGCACAGAAAATATTGATAAGCTATGCCCTGAGGTGGATCCGAACGCACCACCATCAAAACAAGAACAATTGATCATGGCTGAAAAAGCACATGAAGCTGAGCTAAAACAAAGAGATCAGCAATTACGTGAACAAGGTCAGCGCCTCCAAGCTCAAAAGATAGCAATGGAGTCAGCAAAAGAAATGACCGCAATGGGATTGAATGCCGACAAGCAAGAGGCTGAAATCACCAAGCTATATATGGAATCTCTGCAGATGGCTGTAGAGATGGGATTAAATGGAATGGAAGCCATTAAGTTAGTAGAAAGTACATTCATCAGTTCCGAAGGAGGAACCAATGCCGCTCAACAAATCCCTACGGGAGCCCCAAGTCAGCCAGACGCAAGTAGATCTATGGCTGCTGGATCCAGTGACGCAAGCAATCAGCAAATGCCTCCAATGGCAGGTGCTTGATGTTCAAGACGAGATAAACTCTGGTTCGTGTCTCGATGAAACCAATGCAGATTTAACGCTTTCAAGAATTTCTAGGCGCATGGGCCAAAAAGATGGCTTAAATGCTGCTGGTAAATTTCAAGAACTGTTAACTCATTACGTCATGGTGGAATCAAAAGATGCTTAAGCCTACAAGCGATCATATCAAGCGCGCTCAAAATATTGTTGCTACTAAGCAATCTAATGCTGCGGGCTACCGAATTAAAATATTTGCATTACCAAGTACCAGCGAATTAAAGGCCGGGGAGGCTGAAAAGTTCTCTGCCTTAGCTGCTGCTGGATTTGTCGCTCAATCAGAGGGGCAAACCGAAAAAGAAACGCGGGGTTCAAATTATGGGATTGTATGCAGTGTTGGGTCAGGCGCTTATTCAGGATCTTTGCGTGATGGCGGGGCGTGGGTGAAGGTCGGTGATGTTGTCGGGTTTAATAGATACGCTGGGCAGCGCCAAGAGGAGCCGCCTGGGTCTGGTTTTTACTACCAAATATGCAATGACGAAGACCCGATATGTGTTTATTCAGAGAATATCTTAACCGACGAAGAGCGCGAGGAGCACGACCATGAGTGATACAGATTTGGAAGCGCTACGTGCGCAATACGAAAGTGATAACATCGAAGATGAAGAGCATCTTGATGGGGTAACCGGTGTCGACCCGGATGAGGCTGACGCGGATGACGTAGATGCAAAAGCTCAAGATGAGGCGCCGCCAGGTCTCGTTGAAACATTAGAAGAATGGGTTGCGTTAGGAAAAGACCCTGCGAAATTCCGTGGCCGCAAAGCCTACGAAGCAGAATATAAGCGCATCCAGGAAGTTAAAGAATTAAAAGCCAGCGTTAAAGGTATGGCTGAAACACTCAAAGCTACCGTTGAGGCTATCGCTGATCGTGAAACAAAGGCAGAAGCTCGTCATCGAAAAGAGCTTGAGCAAGCACTGGAGGCAGCCAAAGATATAGGCGATATAGATGCTGCCCTTGATGCAACTCAACAATTAAATGACTTAAATAAGGCACCAAAGGCACAGGCACGGCGTGAACATCCAGTTATATCTGGATTTCTTGAGGATAATGTCGTGCTTGAATCGCCAGAAATTAAGGTTGAGTTCGAGCGTATCTATAATGGAAAATTACGTGCTGATGGTGTAGGTGCAAATGATGCATTAAGTGAGGCATCTATTCGCGGGTATCTTCGCAGCGCACTTGATAGCGTTAAGTCAATTTACCCTGAAAAGTTCGCGTCCCAGAAAATAAACCGTCAAGCTCCGGCGCGAGGAAAGACAACAGTTGCAGCATCAAAAACTGTAGATGTTACTCAGCAATTGAAAAGCTACAAGGTTGCTGGCGTATCGAAACAAAATGAAAGCGCTGCTATTGATATCTACAATAGCCTTATGAAAACTAGTCCTAATGCGGCGAAGATCTTCGCTGAAAATTTACTGAGCGGGGAATAATTATGAGCAATCACAGAGAAAATATTCGTCAACCAATCGTTGAAAATGGCGCTAAGCTGGGCGACCACAAGAAAGTGCGCCGCGATATCGGTGTGCAAATGAAAATGGATATGCAGCCGTATATTGATGCTTATCCAAATAAAGCTTTAATGTTAATCAATGATTTGGATGGAGATGTTCAGCGCTGGCTAGATGCTGGAGCTGAACCTATTCCTGCAAAACTAGCTGGACGCAAAACATATGAAGGGCTGAATGATAAAACTGCTAATCAGTGGGTTCGGTTTGCAGCCGGGCAAACTGAAGGCGGTGACACATATTACGCCTTTGGGTTGATGATGGATAAAGATTTGTACGATGAGTACAAGCACGCTCCTGAGCGTCAGCGCCTTGAAGATATTGATCAGGCCTTATTCAAGGGCAAGGTTGCTGTTGATTCTCTAGCCGGTGGCGGGGCAATTCAATCATATGCCGCAAGCTTGCCAACCGGAAGCGGTAAAGGTTATAATCAGATTAAATCTAACTAAACTCAAAGCGCAGTTTAGTTAATCGACATAACCCCCTAGGAAGTTAGGCCGGTTTTTGCAGCACCTCAAAGGTGTCGTTAAAATTACTCTAACTTTTTAGGAGGTCTATCATGGCCGCAGCAGTACCCCCAAACCAAAATATTGTACGAGGCGCTCGCCCAATCGGCACCAAATCTGGTGCAGATTGGAATGGCAAGCTTCGCCGTGTATGCTTTTTAGCCGCACAAGGCACCGCAACATTTATCGGTGATTTCGTAAAGCTAGACGCCAATACCAATGCTGATGGCACTGTTCCTGCTGTGATTCAGGCAGCTGCTGGTGACATTATGGTCGGCGCTCTCGTGTCACTGGAGCCGGATACCACAAATGAAGGCAGCCTCTCAGCATCAAACTACCGTCGCGCATCAACATTACGCTATGGTTATGTTGCATGGGGCGATGATGTTCTTTACACGATGCAAGAAGACTCTATCGGTGGCAGTCTTGCGACTACTGCGGCAGGGATAAATGTGAATATCATTGTTGGTGCCGGTGATGTAAATACTGGTTACTCCGGCATGCAAATCGATTCAAGTACAGCCGCCGTAACCAACACACTCCATTTACGCCTACATCACGTCACTCCACGAGTTGGCAATGCCATTGGTGATTATGCTAAATGGGTGGTATCAATAAATCTCGACGATGACAACGCAATTCTGGGAGTAAGTTAATTATGAGCAGCATTAATACACAAGGTTCGAAGGCTCGGTTACTCCAGTTGGGCGTTAATGCCGTGGCGACCGATTATTACAAAGATTTGCCGATGGAAAAAGACAAAATCTTTACCACAAAATCATCCGAAAAAGCTTACGAGCTTGATGTTGCTGTTTCCAATGGCGGTCTTGCATCACTCAAGCCAGAAGGTACATCAACGACGTACGATGATTCAAAGCAAGACTTTGTGCGCAACTATACTCATGCAGTGTATTCATTGGGCGGCATCATCACGATGGAAGCCCAAATGAACAACAAGTATGAAGATCTTATTCAGACTACTGGCAAGTGGATTAAACGTTCGCTTGTGCATACTGATGAACAGCTGGCTGCAAACGTCATTAACGTGGGTTACACGAATAATGATTCAATGGACGGCGTGCCATTGTTTTCTACCGCGCATTTATACGGTAAGGGCGGCACATTCTCTAACCGTTTCTCGGTATTCACTGCATTAAGCCAAGCTGCCGTTGAAGATGCTCTGATTGCGCTTGAGGACTTCCGTGACGGTGCTGGGCTGCTGATTGACGCTAAAGGTGTTTCTCTACACATTCCTCGCCAATTGCGCTTCGTTGCTCAGCGTATCGACAAGAGCTCCTTTGAGCCCAACACCGCTAACGTTGCAACCATTAACCCGGTAGCTGGGATATTCAGCGGTGGCATTCATGTCAATCACAGATTTACATCATCAACCAATTGGTTTATTAAAACTGACGTTGACGATGGCTTTAAAATCTTTGAGCGCATGGGTTACACGTTTAGCCAAGACAACGATTTCGGTACTGAAAACTTCCGCACTAAAGGCATGTTCTATAAGTCTTACGGCTTTACAGATCCTCGCTGTGCATGGGGTAGCGGTACTTAATACTTGGGGCGAAAGCCCCTTGTTTCGAACTATTAAATTTCATCCGACCCGACAGGGTTAGTAGGAGAAACAAATGTCAATGTCAAATTACCCAAGTGGTTTCGCTGATGGTATTACTGTTAAAGGTATGCCTCTTTTGCAAGCCAATCCAGGTAGAATATTTTTTGTTAATAACTCAAGCGCCTTGGCACCTGGTGGCGTTGCTGGCGTAGATCAAGCCAATGCCAATGCAGGTACATATCAGCGTCCCTATGCAACAATTGATTACGCCGTTGGCCAATGTACAGCTAACCGCGGTGACATCATCTTTGTTATGCCGGGTCATGCTGAAACAATCGCGAACGCAACAACTTTGTCATTGGATGTTGCTGGCATTGCTATTATAGGTCTTGGTTTAGGCTCATTGCGTCCACGCCTAACATTTACTACCGCGACTGCAAATATTCCAATTACAGCAGCTAACGTTGTTGTCAAAAATATTTTGCATATTGCAAACTTTGCAGATGTTGCCAGTGCATACACTGCAACAGGTACCGCGACCCCTACTGATTTTGTTGTCGAAGGCAATGAGTTCCGTGATACATCCTCAGTTCTTAACTTTGTGAAAACCGTTACTGGCAATGCTACAGCCAACTCAATGGATGGCTTTACCTATTGGAACAATCAAGTTTTTGGTCTTGGCACTACCGCTGCGACTCAGGCTGTTATTATGGCTGCTGCAACAAGCCGCTGTTCCTATCGTGATAACTTTGTTGTTTACCCAGTATTGAATGATACCGCTGCCTTGGTAGACTTTGGAGCAAACAACCAATTGAATTTGGACATGGGAAGAAACCGTGTATTCCGTCCATCTACATCAACTACTGGCGGCTCATTGTTTAGCGGTGGCTCAACTGGCTCAACCGGTTATGTATATGACAACTACTCATGGCACCTTGATAACTCTGCGGGATTGCTTGCGCCTACGGGGACTAAATTAGGCTTCCAGAACAATTATTGCATGATTACAGCTGTAGCTGACAAATCAGGCCTAATTAACCCAGTAGCAGTGTAATACTGTTTATTTATGAGGATTTTCTATGTCTAGTTCATATTTTATGGATCAAGCACGAATCGGCAAGTTGTATCATGCCTGCTCAGCTGGTGCAGTTACTCTGTCAACACTTAGCACAACCTGTACCGGGTTAGCTTTATCTAATCCGGTCGGCTCTGGCTACAACTTAGTCATCGAAAGCATTTCGTTTGTGCCATCTACGGCTCCTGCTGGGGCTTCTGTGGTTGGTATTGCGATTTCTCCCGCTGTACAGGCTACCGATCCAACCCATACCACGCCAATGGTCATCCATAATGGCATTATGACTGGCTCAAACCTGAATGTAGGCGTTGGTAAATGTGATGCCGCAGCGACATTAGTTGGCACCCCTGTGTGGCTTAGACCGCTGGCTGGCGTAGTGGCTGCATCTTCAATTACTCCAACAAAGTATGAAGATCAAACCAACGGTTCTATTATTCTTCCGCCTGGCACGCATTTGTCATTGTCTTATTTAACGACTGCTGCGATTGGTATTGCTTCTATCACTTGGGCTGAGGTGAAAATCTAATGGCCCATACTGTCACAGTAACACCACTGATGGCAGGCTCATCAAGGTCAATTTTTTTAATTGGCCTTGAGAGTGATGGCGTTAGCGGTGAGTTAACTAACGAAATTTTAATAAACCCATGCTTGCTTGGGCTTAACTCAAAAGCAAGATTAGTAATTGAAGGTATTGAATATAACTTTGCTGACTTTGACGCGCGCTTGCTTTTTGATTCTGGCTTTCCTGCTAAAAGGTTAGCATGGACAATGCACAGCCAATTATCCACAAATGATTTTAATCCTTATGGCGGGATAAAAGACCAGTCTGACATTGATGGAAACGGTAATATCCTAATAACTACCAATGGCTTCGGCTCTGCCGGGGTTGTTGGATCGTTAATTATTAAAATTCGAAATGCCTGATTTACTTGAGCTGCGATCATTACCAATAGTTGATAAAGATGGTAATGCAACAGCTTATTTCGAAGATGCATGGTATCAATTAATTCTAGCGGTAGGTGGTGAAGGCGCACCACCGATCACTGAAACTACAAATTCAACTGTTTTGTCAATAGCTCCGCCTGCCAATATTGATGATATTTATGTACATTCCATATCATCAAATTACACCACAATTGGCAATGAATTAATTCAAGTATCTGCGGCTTGCACCGTTACGCTAAATGCAACACCAAAATTTAAAGAGCTTGTTTCGGTTCAGTCAATTGGTAATTTTTTGGTTACTATTTCAGGCACAATTAACGGCCAGTCAAGCTTAATAATTCATCATGCATATGACCTGATAACCATTGAATACACTGAATTGGGATGGGTAATTAAATGAGTTATGTATCTGATTCAGGGTATGGCGTACAAAGCACAGTTGGCATTAATTCAACTATTACTCCATTAGCGGGCGCAGCCACTTTTACTGGCACCGCTGAATTAAATCAATTTCAAAATGCCATGATATCCTGCTTTGCAGATGTTGCCGGTACGCTTTATGCTGATATTTCAGTTAACGGAACAGACTGGCGCAATATTGGCTCCTATCCTGTCTCTGCTTCGTCATATCAAAATCACATAGTAGTCAAAGGCCCACATTATTTCCGTGTTAGATTTATAAACGGTTCAGGCGCGCAGGCAACATTTCAGCTGTACACTTTTTTTGGTGTTTTTGCACAACAACCAACACCCTTAAATCAAGTGCTTAGCCAAACTTCTGACTCGATCCTGGTTAGGTCTGTAGATCCTATCCTTGATATTTCCGCTGGTAAAATTTCAGGGTTTGTGCCGGTTAGTCAAATTGGCAGGGCACCAGATGGCGTACAAACAACGGCTACTGATATATGGGACAGAGGTGACGCCACTCCAACACAGCAAATATGGGTGGCCCCAACGACCGCCAGAGTGCATGCGATTGTATCTGATAGCGCTAGTGACGCATCTGCAGGTGTTGGAGCAAGAACAATTAGGGTTACTGGCCTAACATCGTGGACTTCTAAGGAGACGACAGAAGATGTGACAATGAGCGGAGTCACACCTGTTAACACCGTAAATTCTTATGTAATTATTTACAAGTTAAGCGTTTTAACCAAAGGCGGGACATCTTCAAACGTTGGCACTATTAAAGCCACTGCCGCCACCGATGCCACCATTACAGCTGTTATTAGACCGCTCATCGGAAGCAGTGAGATGGCTATTTTTGGATGGCCATCTACTCAAAATTTATGTATTACAAATTGGAAATCCAGCATAAATAAATCATCAGCAGCGGCATCGCATGCAACATACCAGCTGCTGTATAATTCAGAGCCAAACGCTCAGTTAACAAATTTCATTGAGATTGATTTGGCTGGCCGCCATTCAACTGGGTCATCTTCAGGCAAAGAAAATTTCTTGCCATATTTAAAACTTGCAGGGCCTGGAATATTAAAAATACAGGCAACGGCCAGCGCGAATGATTTAGATAGTAGTGCCGGGTTTTCCGGTATATTGGTGGATGTATGACATTATTGGTTTCTGATATTGGACATGGCCAGCTTGCGATTGCAGGTGAATCAATTGCAGCATCAAGCTCAGAAGCGGTGACGCGCGTTACACATTGCACCTTCTATAATGCACATACGGCTGTCGTCACTGTCACTGTATATTATTTGCGTGTATCGGAAAATATCAGCGGTATTGGTGTGCTTAAAGCCAAAAAGCAAATAGCCCCGGGTGGCACATGGCTATGCCTTGAAGTGACAGGTCAAAACATTGGTAATTCGGGCAGCTTATTCGCAGTCCCTTCTATTGACAATGTCATACATTACAACGTTTCAGGGGATGCCATTTCATGAAGAATTATTTTAGCGCTGGCGATTGCAATACAATTTGCGACCGCACAGGATTTAAAGTAAAACTGAGCCAGACTGTGACAACATGGGATGGTTTTCGGGTTATTCCAGAGGCAAATTCATTGCGAAACCCACAAGATTTCGCGCCAAACATTATAAAACCTGTAGTTCATAAAGAATCGCGATCCGAACAATATTACGATGAGAGCGTTATTACGCCACCGGTGCCAATATGACTACATCGGGGAGTTACCGGTTAACAGTTGACTTTAATGATATCGCTGAAGAAGCACTAGATCTCCTGCAGGTTGGACAGGATGGTGAAACTCTTGGCGGTGATTCAATGGAGCGCGCCCGCAAAACTGCAAATTTCATGATTAAGGCATGGCAAGGTCAAGGTATACATCTATGGACAATGCAAGAGGGGACTCTTTTTACCGTAAAAAGTCAGGCTCAATATGATTTTTCGAATGCCAATCTTGCAAATACTTGGTATGAAACAACTATTTCGGCAACTGAGGCGGCAGGGCAGACAATTTTAAGCTGCACAGATACCACTAATATGTCTGCAACCAATATTATCGGTATTGTATTGGATTCAAAGATAACTCATTGGTCTACCATTTTATCAAAAACGTCAACGACCGTGACTATTGCTGCTGGATTACCGACTATCGCAACCACTGGCGCAAAAGTGCGATTCTATGCGGTGTCTTCATTCATTCCAGTCGAAAGAATTCTTGCTGTGCGCCGCAGAGAATCTAGCACTTATGAAATACCAATAGCATTTGAGTCGAGAGCAGACTACTTTCAATTTCCAGATAAATCCAGCACGGGGAGCCCGATTCAAGCCTATTTTTCAAGGCAAAAAGACCCTGGGATCATGTATTTGTGGCCAACGCCATCAACATCTGAATATGTGATTAATTTCACATACGAAAGACCGATTCAAATTATTAACTTAGGCACTGATACTTTTGATATCCCTGATTACTGGATGGAAGCATTTATTCATAACCTGGCTGTTAGGTTAATTCCTAAATTTGGGTGCTCGCAAGGGCGTGCTGCGATACTCCAACAATTCGCAAAAGACAGTCTTGATCTGGCACTTAGTTTTGACACTGATCTATATCCAATTAGGCTGGTGACGCATCGTGGCTAATATTCCGCTAGGAGGAAGTGGAGCAAACTTCGATAGTAAAAAAAGCCGCGGCATGATTATCAATATGATTGCTGAAGCAGATCAAAATCAAAATTACAGCACAGTAAAACGGTGCGATGGGCTAACTAATTTTGCAACAGCATTGGGTGCGGCAAGATCAAATATTTTAGTTAATGGCGACCATGCTTATTTTATAAGTGGTACTCATGCGTACAGAGTTACAGAAGGAGGCTTAAGTCAGGATCTTGGCATTATTAATGGTTCTGGGTTTGGCCAAGTTTTATCAAATTCAGTGCCTAATAACAACCAAATACTTTTTTTAAATGGCTCTGGGCTTGGCTATATTTACAATAACGCCGGGCTTGTACAGATTACAGATGCAGACTTTTTTCAAACCACATCTGGCACTGTTCTGAATGAGCGATTTTGGTTTATCCGAGATGGAACTAATGAGTTTTTTGCATCAGATGTTTCTGATGGTTTCAGTTATAACCCATTGTCATTTGCTAGCGCAGAAGAGTCGCCCGATTTTGGTAAAGCCATTATTGCAAAAAAATCATCTCTATGGGTCATTGGCAATAAAACCATGGAGTTTTGGCAAAGCTTTGATGATGTAGTGCTGCCAATTAGAAAGGTTCGCGGGTCAACAATTGAGCGTGGCATACAGGCTAGGGCGTCACTCGCTGAGGCCGGTGAATATTTTGCATTTTTGGCGGACGACCTAACCGTTAGATTAATAAGCGGAAATTCAAATCAAATAATTTCAGATCTAAGCTTTAATCTTAAGGTTAGAGGAAATGGCACGGCTACATCTAGAGGGTTTACAACAACCGAAGACGCTATAGGTTTTTTTGTCGATACTCCAACTCATAAAATTTATTACATCTCATTCCCATCTGAAGGTTATACATGGGGGTATGATTTAACAACAGGGTTAACCCATGTTCGTGAGTCGGGCGATTTTGGATTTTGGCGGGCGAATAGCGCTGCCATTTTCAACGGGAAAATAATTGTTGGCGATAATCTTTCTTCCGCAATTTGGCTGCTTGATCCAGATGCAAAAACAGAGGGGTCAGAAATACTTAGGGCAACATTGAGAACCACTGGAATAAGTTTTGATTACGATATCACCATACCATTAATTGAGGTAGATATTGAGGTGGGGCAAATTGAAGACCCCTCTATATCTCCAAGTTTAATGGTAAGATATACGAAAGATGGCGGCTATAATTGGATAAACCATTCTGACATCTCGCTGGGCAATCAGGGAAATTATCGCAAGCGAGTTGTCATGAGGAATTTCGGCAGACTGGTTCGCCATAAAGATTTTGCTTTGGAATTAATTGTGACCGATCCTGTTAGGATGCAGATTTATAGCATAGATTTACCAATGAGCGACATGTTATGAATACAGTTTCAATCCATGAAATAAACCGGGCCGATAATATTCTTCGCTTAATGCTGGAGATGATGTCATTCCCGTCTGAAAGCCTAACTGAATATCCTGTTAAGCATTACTTTGCTCCTGGCATGTATGCGCGCGAAATGTTCATCCCAAAGGGTGCGATGATCGTTGGTAAAGTCCACAAACACTCCCACTTAAACACCATTGCCTATGGTGATATCAGTGTTGCCACGTTTGAAGGTGTTGAGCGTCATATTGGTCATAAAACACTTACTTCGCCTGCTGGCGTTCAGCGTGCTGTATATGCAAATGAGGACACCTTGTGGACAACTTATCATTTAACAAATGAAACCGATCTTCAAAAAATTGAAGAGGAAATTATCATGCCGTTTCCAGAATATACTGAATTTTTATCATCCTTAACTAGAACACTTGGGGGTGCGCAATGACATGGTATGCAGTTGGCGCGGCGGCGGTAACAGTTATTGGTGGGGCAGTTAACGCTAATAAGGCATCGAAAGCGACAGATAAAGCTGCTGGTAAAATAACTGATGCGCAATCGCAATCTGATGCCTTGAGCCAACAACGTTATTTAGATGCACAAAAAACACTTTCTCCTTATTTGCTTTCATCGAGTGTAGCCAATCGTCAATTGATTAATGAGATGGGTCTAGGCAAGCAATATCAAGATGCTGAGCATAAATCAAGGGCGGATAATCTCGCATCTTTGCAGCAACAATTATCTGACCTGCAGGCCGAACAAGCAGCGTCAACAGCATCAGTTCAAGCGCAAGCTACCAAGAAAAAGAAAAAAGGTGGTTTGTTAGGTGCAATTAGCAAGGTTACTGGAACGGATAATTTATCAGATTTATTGAATCCAATAGGAGCAGGGAAAGCTGGGCTAGCCACTGCAAAATTTGGACTTACGGGTAAATCCCAATTAGGTGAAGATGGGAAGCCAATTGATAATGCAAATGCGATTGCAATGCTTCAAAAGCAAATTGCCGATGAGCAGGCCGCAATAGATGGTTATTCCTCACAACCACAGGACAATCAAGCTGGTACAGCCTACATGAATACCCCTGCATATCAGGGCGCTATTGATGCGGGCGTGAAGTCAGTGGATCAGGGCGCGGCCAATAGTGGCGGCCTATATTCCGGTGCTCGCGGTGTCGCCTTGCGTGATGTTGGGCAAGGTGTCCAGCAAAGCTTTTATTCAAACTATATGAATATGCTGCAAAATATGGCAAATCCAGCAACGGCAACAAACTTATCAAATATTGGTATTAATCAAGCTGGTAATATTGGGCAACAGAATATCGCCTCAGCAAATAATGTGAATGGCTATAACCTTATGGGTACAGAGGCAAATAATGCAGCCACCTCAGATACGATAGGCGGCCTAACGAGTGCATTTACAGCCTATATGAATAGACCGCAGCAATCAAAAGTTGGAACTGCAAAAGTGGGCGTTGATTCAATTCCAACAAATCCAGGGTGGGCATAATTATGGCTCTTTACACTCCGTTTATTGAAAGAAATATCGATAAGATTGCGAAGGCAATTGATGATGGCAATCAGAAAAAATTAGCCCAAGGTGCGTATATGGGCGATCAAGCTGCAATGTCTGAATTGGCAGGTGTAAATCCACAGCTTGCGCAACAAATTCAGCAAAGCAAAAATCAGGATGCTCAGCAAAAACTGCAAATGAGCGGGATGGAGCAATCTCAAAAATTTGCCGCTCAAAATCAAAATTCAGCACAAATAGATAAGCTTCATGAGGCCGCAAAAACTGCTGCGAGAATGCCATTTGAGCAAGCTGCGCCGTTTTTGGAAAATGCTGCAAAAGAACTTGGAATAGATGCGCCACCATTGACGCAAGAGCATTACAATCAAATCGTTTCCGGCTATGGTGATCGTTTGACTGAAGCCCAAAAAGCTACTCTTGAAATTCAAAAACAGCAAGCTGGGACAAGAGGAGATTACAATCAGCAAATGCTTGATTTGCAGAATAGACGCCTTGACGAGCAGTCACTGTTAAATGACGCAAGAATTAAAAAACTTGAAAATCCTACAGAAAAACCTTTAACAGATTCCCAGTCAAAAGCATTGGTTTTTGGGTCGCGGATGCAGGAGTCAGATAAAATTATTAATGATCTTGCGGCAAAAGGAGTTACAAGAAAGAGTGATTTTAAAACAGCAGTCGAAGGCGCTCCATTAATAGGTGGAGCGCTTGGCGCTGTTGCAAACTCCATGCAGTCTGATGATCAGCAAATGATCGACCAATCACAAAGAGATTTTATTAATGCCGTATTGCGCAGAGAGTCTGGGGCATCTATTTCACCTGGTGAATTTGACAGCGCAAAAAAACAATACTTTCCAAGTGTTGGAGATAGTCCAGCTGTAATGAAGCAAAAGGCTGCTAACCGTGCGCTAGCAACAAAATCAATGTTACAGGAGGTTCCTGAGAGTCAGAGATTCTCCATGAGCAAAAGCACCTCTGCCGCAAAAGCAGGGGGCGTTTTACATGTAGATGCGCAAGGAAACAAGGCAATTGTTTATCCTGACGGATCATATGAGGAAGTTCAATAATGGCTTTTGATATGTCCACAGCAAAGCCAATGGCTCAGCCTGAAAAGAAAGGTTTTGATATATCTACAGCTATTCCAATTGAGCAGCAAGTAGCGTCAGACCAATCACAACAGCCTGATACAACTGATCATGAAAAAATTGGTATTGGGTCTGCTTTATGGTCAGGATTAAAGCGTGGTGCCGAAAAAACAGCGCTTGGAATAACCCAAAGAATTCTTGAGCATGTTAATGAATCACACAAAAGTGCGATAGATGAATTTGCATCAAAAATGCAGTCTGGTGAAATACCATCCACAAAAGAAAATATTGATAAATTGGATGCTATGCAAGAGCAAGCAATCGTTGAAGCAAAAGCGAAAATGTTAGGTAGCCAATTTGAGCAATCAGAAAGAAATAAGTTTGTGCCAATTCAAAAAGATAGGCCGGTAGCCTCTTTTATTGGTGATGTTGGCGGGCAGATAGCCGCTGCTCCTATTCCTGCTGTGCGTGGAGCGCTTGGGTTGCAGATGGTTAAGGGTGCCGCTGAAGGTGCTGCAACAGCTTATGTTCAACCGACTACTGAAAATGAGAGTTCAACTGAGCACACGGGCTTAGGGGCTGTCATTGGCGGGGCTATTCCAGCAGTCCTTAAGCCAATTACAAACATTGCTGGGGCCGCATATAGAGGAATTATTGGCAAACCAAGTGAAGATGTGGCCAATTTAATATCGCGCGCTGACGAACAAGGGTTGCCATTGATGACAAGCGATGTGCTACCGCCAACTACTTTTTCAGGCAAGGC